ATGAAGGTCACGCTGAGCCGGGAGACGGTCAGGGGTAAGCCGCAATGGGTTGTCAGCCGCCGAGAGGGAGGCAAGCGGAAGCGAAGGTTTTTCGCAAGCAAGGAACTTGCTCTTGCCGAGGTGGCGGACATTAAAGAGCGGCTCAAGCTCTACGGTGAGACCTGGACAAGTCTCCCCGCGCCTGACCGCGCCCGGCTCATAGACGCCTACGCTGCCGCAACCGAGAAGGGCCTCGACCTGGTCGCTCTCATCGAAAATGCCGAGAAGCCGGCGGTCATACCAGACGCCCCAGCGCTCACCAAAGCGATAGAGGAAATGATTGCCGCTAAAGCCAAAGCCGGCCGCAGTGAGGACTACGTAAGCTCCCTCGATCAACTCCTGACTCAGTTCGCACGTGGTCGGGAGGGTTCCACCATTGACGAGGTGGGCCTGGCCGACGTCGAGGCGTTCCTGGACAGCAAATGTATACAATCCCGGTCCACCATCCGCGCGCGCCTGTCCACACTGTTCAAATTCGCGATCCGCCGCGGCTGGAGAGCGGACAACCCGTGCGCGCGGCTGGAGCCGATCACAGTCACGAAACCGCCGCCAATGGTCTTTACCGTCGAACAGTGCGAAAAATGCCTGGAATGGCTGCGTCTGAATCCGCGCGCCGGGGCCTGGTTTGTCCTGTCCGCTTGCTGCGGCTTGCGCCCTGAGGAGGCCGAAAAGACCCGGCCCGAGGACATTCACCAGATGGAGGGGTGGATCAGGGTCGAGGCCCAGACAACCAAGGTGCGCCAGCGCCGGGTTGTGTATCCACGGCCCGAGGCAATGGCGCTCCTTGCCTTGGCTGTGAAGTCGGGGGCTGATCTACCGCTCGCCCCACAGCCCCGCCGGCGAACTATCCGGGAACTCCGGAAGGTTGTTGGCTGGCTAAAATGGCCCAAGGACGTAACCCGCCACACGGCGGCATCCTACTGGCTCGCTGCCGGCGCCGGCGCCGCCGACCTGGCCGAGTCCCTCGGCCATTCAGAGATGGTGCTGCGGCGTCACTATAAAGCGCTGGTGACGCACGAGGAGGCTGCCCGCTTCTGGGCACTGGTTGAGTCCGCAGCCCGGCGCAAGCCCGCCACCAAGGGAGAGCGGCAAGCGGCCCGCAATGCTCGTTGCCGAGTCAATCGCTGGCCAGGGAAAGTTTCTGGAACTGTTCAAGCCGCGCCGCCCGTTCCGCCGCCGCCCGCTGGTAAGTGCGCTGCTCGGTCGGTGTGAGGCTGTCGAAAAACTGCTGCTCCCGGCTTGGCTCGCCGTTTGGTCCCTCTTTGGCGCTCCCTGTGGCGCTATAGGACTTCGCGTAGCGCGCAGCGATAGACTGCGGCTTGTGCCCAGCCGCAACAAGGGCGTTGTAAGCGCTCTGTGCGGCGTCCAACTTTCCCGCATCGAGAAGGTTGTCCAATACCCGAAAGTCGCTCGCGGGGAGCTTTTCCGTGTCCCGGCGTTGCTGGTAAAGCCTGGCAGCCGGATCACTGCTGTTGCGGTTGAAGTCCGAGGCGCGCTCGTATGTCTGCGCTGAGGGGCTCTCTTTGCGACTCGACACGCCAAACGTCGCCGCCGCCACCTGTCCAAGGCCTGTCTGTCCTTTTGCCGCACCGCCAATAAACCCATCCACCGCCATCGGGGTCATCCACTCCGCCGTATCCTTGACTAGAATCTCCGCTGCACGCAAGGCCGGGTTGTGCTCGCTGACCTTGCTCTGCCCTGTAAAAAGGTCGTCCCCTGTAACCATCTCGGTCAAGGTTTTCACTAGAGCCCCAAGCCGTCCGCTGATGAATGGAATCCCGTGCTGATTATAGCTACCGAGCCCGAGAAGGTCCCGCCCAAGGTTGGCCGCATCTGACACGATGAATCGCGCGTGATAGGCCCGGTTGCCAATGACCACAGAGTCCCAGTTGCGCGGTTCGAAGTGCGGATCGTTGTCGTCGCTGAAAATCGCGTTGGCCACACGGCAAAGCGCATACACCCCCGCCGCCTGGGCCAGCAGGAACACCCGTTGCTCCTGGTTGTAGGGCTTGAACGCCTGGGCGACCACCTTCGCGCGAGAGACCAAAAAGTCCGGGGCTACAAAGGTAAGTCGCATCACGCCCAGCAGCCCTTTGTTTGCTCCCATCAGCCGCCAGTTCTGACCACCAAACGCCGCATCCATCTGGCGCCCGGTCAATTCCCCGATCTGCTCCGTGGTGACTTTGCCGGAGTACCGGGCAATGTTGCGTTCCAGGACCGCCAGGCCAACCTTCATTTTCAAACGCGGGATATACTCCTCAAAGGTGAAACGGTTCATCCTCACAACCGCGTCCCCCAGGCCGGGGATCATGCCCCAGATACCGTGCTGGCTCGATAGTCCGTCTTCAAACATCTCTCGCGCGCGTCCAAATCCCAAGACCATGTTGCGGCTCAAAAGGGCCTGTTTGGGATCGCTCAAGTCCAGGTTAAACCCGTGGACGCTTGGCGCAACGCCGTGAAAGCTCGCGTGCAGCGCCTCGGTGACCACGTGAAAAGGACCAACGAATTTGCTCGCCTTGAGAAAGCCGCTCGTTTTTAGCACCGCGGCGCCTACCCCCTCCGTCGTCCATCGAGGCGTTTCCAGTTCGTTCTTGAGCCACTTCACATAGTCGGGGTGCACAAGCATGTCCCCGCGCACGATGATCGGGTTTCCCTCCGCGTCGCGAAACCTCACAGCCCAGTCCCGCAGGGCCCAGTGGTCAACGCTCTGGTAGGGCCGCCCGTCCTTGGTCACCGCGTCTGGGGGGCGGGTGTTGCTGTCCACGAGAAATGCCGGATCCCCATCCCGCGTGACGCGGGACACGCTCCCACTCACCTTGACGATCGGTGTCCCGTCCGGAGCGCGCGCGTCCTGGAGCGCGCGTATCGCCCCACGGCTGGACAGGGCCTTGTGGAAGGCCGCATCATACTCATTGACCAGGTGCGCAATGTCCAGGTTCTGCGGCACGCCCTTGGACATGATGCCGTCAAAGTATGTGGGCACTGTCCGTTCAAAGGAAAAAAAAGGGTCTCTCGGGTCGAGCTTTGCCGTGGGGTTCCCCGGCTTGCCGGCCGCCCCCTCGCCAAACGGATCCGACGACGGCCCGATCTCTGGAGCGTTCTTCCAGCGCTGCGGCACCCCATAGTCAGCCCGTCCCTTCTTGACAAGCCCGACGTTGAGCGCATCCTCCAGCTTGGCGGCAAAGTTCGCCTTGATCTGCATCGCCATCCGCTGTTCTCCCGGAGTCAACCTCAGCGCCGCATCCCATGTCGCCCGATATTTCTCGGGAACCTGCTGCCGCTGCGCCTCCAAAAGGCCGCGATCGCCGTTAGCCTCAAGCCAGATGCTCATGGCCTCGCGGCGAACCTTCGACGGGACGGCCTCCTGTAACGCTTTAACCCATTTATACCCCTCCACACCCGTCCGCTGGTCATAGGAGATCCAGTCCTTCATAACAGACCGGAAGTCGTCGTCGATCGGCGGATGCAAATAGCTCTCTCGCATCGCCGACCAGGCCGCGGCCGCCTTCAGCCACGCCTTGCCCGCCGCATCCTTCACGCCTTGCCACGCATCCGCGAATTTCCGCCCCAGCGCCAACCGGTCCGCGAAGGACAGCCGCGGCGAGTCGCTTTGGTGGGTGCGAAGATATTCCGTCATTTGGTCGAGTGTCCGGCCCGCGTTGGTGATGGCTGGCCCTTCCGACTTTGGCAACCGCCCGTCGGCCTGCATCTCGGAATACACCCGCGACACCAGCCGCCCCGGCATCTGGTCGATCTGCGACCGCGCGTCCCCAATCTGCTGCGAGAGTTCGCGCACCCGCGCGTAATCTTCCGGGCTCAACCGTTCCTGGGCCTGCATCGTGTTGCCCAGTCCGTAGTCATCCACTGGCGGCAATCCCTTCGATGCCAAGATCCGGTTTGCTTCCGCGGTAGCTGCATGGTGCTTGGCTAGCTGCTCCGCAACGTAATCCGGATGGCTAAGCAACTCCTCGCGCAGTTGACGGTACCGCGCACCCGCGAGGGCTGATGCCTGCCGATAGTCATCAATGGTCTGTCCCGGCTGCTTCCGCACTGCCGCGCGCGCAGCCTGGTCCGCCTCGGCCAACTCGCTCTTGATTTGGTCCGGTGTCCGTTCGCTGACTGCCTGTTTCATCAGCCAGTCCCGCGCCTCTCCCTCATTAAACCCGTCCGGGTTGCGGTCTCGTAGCCAATCGATCCCTTTCTCGATGGCGTCCCCAAACCGCAAGCCGGCTCGCATAGCCGCACGCACCGCCATCAGCGTTCCGTGAGCAAAGGCCTGAGATAGCCAGATTGGCGCCCCTAGCACTCCCTCCCTCACAGAGCCCCCGCCAAGCGGGTGCGTAATCGGATTCGTGGCATCGATCGCCCGGTCGAGCCAGCCGGCAAAACCGCCGGCGGTTCCGGGCTGCCCGCGCCGCATTTGGGCTTCCACGTAGCTTTCAGCGCCGGGATAAACAACACTTGTGAGCCGTGCGAGATCAAGCCGTGCCTGGGCAATTTGCGAGCGCAGGTGTTCGAGGTGGAACACCGCGTTGATGTCCTGATCGGGGAGGGATTTGAGAGCTTTTAGGTTTAGCTCGCCTTGCGGCGTGCGCGGGACTTTCGCAAGGGCCTCGGCGGCGTGCGGTTGTACAATGCGCTCTTGTCCCTCAAGGGCTTCGATCTGGGATTGAAGCCGCTCTCGTCTATAAGATAGCCATCGCTCGTTGACCGGAGCTTGCTCCCGTCCTTGAACTGTTGGGCCTTCATGCAAGGAGTCTGGTCCCTCGTGAAGCGCTTGTCCAGTCGGATTATCTCCGCCAGTTCCCGCCTCTCCGGGCGGCGCCAGCCTCGTCCTGTTATTCCCCTCCGGCGTTCTACCAGTCACTGTCGGCTCATTGCTATGCGCGAGGCTTCCCTTGTCCACTGTCAACTCGGTGCCGCCGGGGACTTCCTGCGTCCCGTACTTTGCGCCATCATCCAAGGTCAGGCGGGAAACCCGTCCGTCGTCGTCAAACTCCATTGCCCGCACCTTGAGCGGCGTGCCACGGATGGTGATTGAGTCGCCCACCTGCAGATCATCGCTCAGGATCGGGTTTTGGTTTCGGCCTGGCCGGCTAACGTCTCGGGCAAAGGCTGATTCCTGGTTTATTAGCTGCCTCTCACGGGCTGCCTTCTGCCGGTCACCGATCCGCCCCTGCGCCGCGCGGTTAACAGCATCCCCAAACTCTTCAACCTTGGCTGGGTCTCCGCCATAATCGCCCGATCGATACAGAGAATCCGCCGCCACATCCGCACGCACTCCGCCTTTCCTGAAGAGCTTTCTGGCCGCTCCGGTAGGCTTCCAGTATGGGTCACGCTCCTTAATCAGTGTCGGGTCAATTCCGCGCGAAAACGCCCCCTGCGCGGCGTCGATGAGATCCGGGAGGCGGTTGCTTTGCCGTGTACGTGAAGCAGCCGCGCTGCGTGCTGGAGTCTCACCAGCATCCGCCGGGATTGTCCCCGCGGGGGGAGGAACGCCTTTTTGCGTTGGGGTAAGGCCTGGCGGGGTCTCCGCTCCAGCCTCAGTGCCCCCGGTGACAGTTTCGGGCGCGGCCGTCTCCTGTATCCCACTCGCAGCGGGTTTTGTCAAGTTCGCTACTCCCTGTGCTGCGGGCTGAGGGTCTGCGGCCTGCTCCTCTGAGATCTCCGCAGCAGGCAGTAAAGTGCCGCCAGGTTGCTCCTGGCCGCTCCCGCCGGCGTCCCCAGTCTCACCAGGGCCAGCGGCGGGTTGGTCAGTTCCCTGGTGCTCAGCCTCCTCACGTATCCTGGCCAGCGCCGTCTCCACGAGGTCAATTCGCCCATCTGGCGTTCTGATTACAGCCTGAGACGGCAATGGAGTAAGCTCAGCCTCGGTTGGCCCGGCGGGCGCGGTTGGAGTTTCGCCCCCTTCGCTTCCTTCTGCTGAGCTTTCCGGAGACGTTTCTGGTGCCACTTGGTTGCGCGTAAGCGTGTCTTGCAGTTCCCTGACGGCCGCCGCCAAGTCGTCCACCTTGGCCGCTATGGGCCTGGGGGACGCGCTTCCGGCTGGAGCGGCAGCGCCCAGGGCGTCCAGCACCCCGCTATCACGCAGGACCGCGCGCCGGAGATCTGCACCTGATCCCTCAGCCCCTTCTATAAGTGCTCGCGGAGGCTTGGGGCTGGCTGCGTTTCCTGTGCCAATCGCCCCAGGTCGGATATCCCCGCTCGCCTGCAACTCCCTTAGCGCCTCCTCAGTCTGCCCGCGCACTTCCGCCTGGCCGACGGCTTCCGGGCTGATCTCTGCCCGCGCACCCTGCAAAACGTGAGGTCCGACCAACATGGCAGCCGTTGCGATCGCGTTATTGATCCGGTCCCGTTTGTCCTCATCAGTCCCGCTCCCTTGCGCCAGGTCGAGCACCTGTTGCGGCAGTGAAGTGGCCATGTCAGCCGCCACCAAAGGGGCTGTAGGCGGGAACATCGAGGCCGCGAACGTGACCGCCCCCTGTGGGGACGACCACTGTTCAGCCATCCGGCCAAGGTCGGTTGCCTCTGGATGGACAGGATTCCGAGGGGCAGTCCAAAGGGGCTTGTTGGGTTGGAGCGGATCCCGATCAGCAACCTCTTCAGGGGTCATCGTCCGTGCTTCCCCCTTGTCGGTGTCGATGACGAAAGGTTGCTGCTTGGCGGAGTCCGGCAGGTACGTTTCAGGGTTCAGAACGTCGCGGAGAGTTTTTGCCCCTTCGGTGGCGACGTAGCCCGCACCGCGCAGCAGTAGCCCGGGCGTGAGCATGTGCGCCCAGGCTTCCTGCATGTGCTCCGCGTATCCGGGCGTCCCTGGAGTGTACCCGCCATAGGGGCCGAGGTCAGGCGGTGGCGGGAATGGCCTCAGATCCAGCCGGATCTGATCCCGGTCTGGAATAAAGCCAAGGTCCGAGCCAGGTGTGGCGCTGGATGCGTCCGGAACAAACCCCAGGTCCGCACCTGGCGCATTGGTCGTAACGCTCCCATCCGGAACAAACCCGATATCGGCGGCGGCAGCCATAGCCTACTGCCCTATCACTTGGTAGCCCTGCTGGAGCGCTGCCGGCAGGCTGTTGGCTGGGATAAGGCCGGTTTGCCCATTGGGATGCTGAACCCGGACCATGCCTTGGGGCGCAGCCGTTGCAGCTGCGGCTGGTAACGCCGGCTGGCCCGTCGGTATGCCGTTCGCATTCAAGGCTGCAGTTCCCAGGCTGGGAATAGTCGGCGGGAGGTTTGTCGAATCTCCCGAGCCTGGTGCCAGCGATAGCGGCTTCAACCCCTGGAGATACGCACCAAGAGTTCCCGGGGGCGGTGTGAATGGCGCAGCCGTGGCGCCCGCATCTGCTGCCGGCTGGCTGGAGCCGCCACCCCCCGCCGCGGCGGGTTGCTGATAGGTGGTATGCCGCCCGGTAATCCGCCCCTTGGCATCACGGTCAAACGTGACGTCCTCGCCGGGTTTTGGAGCCCACTGGCCAAGCTTCAAAAGGTGTGCCTTTTCGAGGGCCGCGTTGGTGAGGTGTTGTTGTTGCTCTGCGGGATCCTCAGAGTCATCCGCTGCTTGGAGTTCGGAGTTGTAACGCGCCATGCTCTGGGAGAAGTCCCCTGCCGCCGCTCCGCCGCGGGCGTACTGCGGATCGTAGACGTTTACGCCGTGGTTCGCCTGCATGTCCGAGGCGAACTTGTTAGCCGAGTCCTGATCCTCGAAGCTAAACTGGGCGCCCCCGACGTTGAACTGCGCCGCAAATGCCCGTTTCCCGGAGACCTTCAGTTCCTGGCCGTCATGCGCGTCAGAGTACGCATCCTGCATCTTCTGCAACTGCTCCGGTGTGCCGGTAAACGTCATATTCGTGCCAGTCTCCGGCTCTGTGATGTCGGCCTGCACCTTGGGCGCGTTAATGGCGGCGTTGCGGTCGGTCTCGCTCTGCTCCATCCGCTGGTTGTGCTGCGCCTGGTTTTGCTCGATCTGTTTGTAGTGCTCAAGTTGTGCCTGCCTGAACGCCTGATCGATGGCGTTGCGCTGCTGCCGTTCCTGCATGCTTTCATCCAGCGCGCGGTTGCGGTAAATGGTGTCCGCCAGGCTCCGCAAGGAGTCCTGGAGCATTTGTGCTGAGGCGATGTTCATACGTTATCCGGGGTTAGGGGCTAAAGGCTTCCAACCAAGGTTTGCGGCGGCTCCCCCCACGCCAATGAGCGAGGACAGGCCAGTCATCCACGGGTTAGCCTGGCTTGCCTGGTAGTTGCTCTGGCTCAGCCAGTCTTGCATGGCCGGCCCTTGCGCCTGCATCGCGTCGCTCGGCATCGTCGGCAGGGGGGCTCCGGTCTTTACCGGAGTCGGTCCGCTCTGCGCGCCGCTCAGGCTTGAAAACTCGCTTTCGGGGGTCTTCCCATTCACCTCCGCGCTCAGGTTGGCAAGGTTCTGCTGCTCTCGCCGGTAGGAGATATCCTCCGGAGAGGATCCGCTGGCGAGCAGGCCGGTCGCCGACTGGGCGGCGTTGGCCTGGCGCTGCTCGCCCGCAAAGCCGGTCGTGAGAGGTTGCGCGAACGTGTCCGTCCCGTTGGTCGGCCCGCTGCCGCGATCGCCCAGCGCCGATGACACAGCCGCATCAAGTCGGGCTCGGTCCATGGCTGTGAGGCTGTCGTTATTGGCCGCGTTGAGTGTGTCCTGGACCTGAGAATTGAGCATATCCGCCACTGGCTCATTGAGCGGGCGGTTAATCTGCTCCTGGATAAGATTGGACTCCTCACCACGCGCGGCCACGCTCTGCGGATCGGCTTGCTGCTCTTCGCTCAGCGCCTGGGCGATAAACTGCGGGTCATACTTTTGAGAAAGCGCAAGCTGGTTGAGGGCATTCTGGGTGGCAATCTTCCCCTGCACATCGGCGGTACCGTAGCCTGAGAAATTGGCCACCGCCTGGCTGGCCGGCACAACCTGCCCCTTCGAATTGAGATAGACCGTATTTCCGGACGCCGGGATGGCCGCAAGCTGCGCCTGCAAAGAGGCAAGCTGCGCCTGGTCGCCCGCCAACTGCCGCTGCCCGTAATTGGCCTCCTGGCCGCCACTCGATCCCCCCTTCGCTCCAGCGATCCGCTGCTGCAACGTCGCAATCTGCTGGTTTAACTTGTTCCGCTCCTGTATGGCCGTGTCGCTCTGCGTGTAGCCGTAGTTGAGAGCCGATCCACCTTCCTCGGATGCGGCCTGCAGCGCGCGCTGTTCGGGCAGGATTGAGGCCTCGAAGTCGGATAACTGCTTCGACGAAGACCCCAGGTTAGGCTCATTGGGCTGTCCAACGCCGGCAGCGGACATGCCAACACTCGTTGCTGTGAGTGCGAGCCCCGCCGAAACTCCGATAATTGCCATGCTCATACCCGTGCCTCCTGTGGTAGCTGCTTGAGAAAACTGAACATTTCCGGGGACAACTGCGGCGCGTTGCTCACGTCATGGGCCTCTGTAAGCTCGGCAACGATCCTGTCCGGGTCCGTACCCGGCGGCCAGTCGCCCGGGTGAAACGTCGTCCAGACCGTATCCTCGAACATGAACAAGATCCGCCGCGTGCCGGGAGTCGTGATCCCGATGTGCCCGGACCGGACGTGCTGCACGCCGTTGGCCTCGTCCCAGACCAAGCAATGACCTTCAGTGACGACGAAGGGATGTGTAGTCTTGTGGATTCGGCTGATGACGAGCGCCCCTTTTGGCATGAGAATAGTTCGAGCGTAGAGCCCTGGCGTAAAGCGGTGCGTCAGAGGCATCTCAAGCTGAGGAAGCTTGCCCAGAGCCTTCTCGAGGGCGTCAACCTTCACAGTTGGAGCGACGATAGCTTTCACGGTTCAGCCCCCATGTCCATCGTCCCGCCCACATTCACCATTGTCGCCCCAGGGACGCTGGTTGTGCTCCCTGAGTTGCCATTCATAAAGCTCGTCCCTGAGGCCGCGCCAAACGGTTGCCAGCCCATTGCGCCCGCAACGCCGGCCATTCCGGTCAAGCTGGAAAGCCCAGTGGTCCAAGGATTTGCCTGGGACTTTGCCCAGTTCACCTGGCCGCTGTAGATGTTGGCCGCGTTCTGCTCACCCATCAGCGGCGCGCCAGTGTTTACCGTCGGGCTCGTAACCTGCCCCGGGTTAAATGGCGCTGCGCCATTCTGCGCCCCGCTCAGGCTGGCAAACTCCGCCTCGGGGGATTGCCCATTGATGACATTGCCAAGGTTGGAAAGGCTCTGCTGCACTCGCCGATAGGTCACATCCTCGGGCGAGACGCCACTTTGCAGGAAGCTCATGGCTTGGTTCTGCCGCTGCTTCTGCATCTGGTCGCCGGCGTTGACCAATGCGGACGCCTCCTGGCTAGCTGGAGCATTCCCCAAAAAGATCCCGTTGGCCAACTGCTGCCCACGCACGCCCTGCTGTACGGCTTCGGTCTCGCTTCCCGGGCCGGTAGTAAGGTTGCTGCCCTGGCTGAGCAGGTTGGTGATCTGCTGCTGCGTGTCCGCCGCCATTGGCCGGTTTGGCGCGGCCTGAGCGTCGGACAGCACCTTGCTGAACAACTGCTGGCGCGCGGCATAACCAGCGGGGTCGGACTGCTGCAAGTCCGCGAGGCGCTGTTGGATATAGGCCGGGTCGGTGCTCTTCTGGAGGTCCAGAAGCGTTTGGGCCATCTGGTCGGAGATCTTACCATTGGCATCGGCGTTGCCCAGGCCGGTGAAGTTGTAAGTCTTTCCACCGATCGTCGCGTTGCCGCCCATCTGGGCAAGGGCATTGATCTGGCTCTCAAACGGAAAGTTGGAGAGGTCGGCCTTTGCGCCAGCCAGGGAAGCCTGGTTTGGATCAGGAATGTTTGGTCCGCCCATAGGTAAAGCGCTGTAGAGTTGGCCAGCTTATCTCGGTCAGCCTCGGTGCCCCGTCCCGAACACGGTAGGTGAACAGTTTTTTCCGAGGCGATTCCGGCCAGTGCGCCATTACCTGCTCGACTATCGAGGAAATGAAATGCCGCTTTCCAACAACTTCCGCAATGAAAATCGCATCACCGCCGGCGAGCGGCTTGCCCCAGAAAAACACCGGCTCTCTGCGCTCGGCGTGTCCCCGCAAATCCGCTTCGTCCGCCCACCGCACAAACGCCACTGCCTGGGGCTCTCCCTTTCTGCCAAACACCCCAAAGACGCAATCCGCCAACAAATGCCAGGCCACATATCGGAACACCTTGGCAGCCGTCCAGCCGGGGAAACACCGCTGCCCGCGGCGCAGTAGGCAAAACGCGGCCACCTGGGCTACCAGCTTGGCGGTCTCCTTATTGATCGCAATCATCTGAACCTCCGAACAAAGCGCGCCATGCCTACCTCAAGCGGCGACATCCCATAGCCCCTCGCTTCCGCCAGGGCTCTAGCCCCGCTCCACCCCTGCGCGCGAACCCTGTAACACGCGACAATCGTCCCCGTCCGGTCGCACCCAAACTGGCAGTGAACAAACACCGGCCCGGGTGACCGCTGGATCTCCCGCAGAATCTCGTCCACCTGGTCGCCCGTCGGCGCGCCAAACCCCGCGAGCGGCGCAGCCACGTACTCGATCCCCGCCTCCCGGGCCCAGTCGGCCTCAGCCGGCAGCGCGTCGGCCCTCAAATTAATAACCTTGACCACCCCGAGCGCCGCCAGCGCCTGGTACCCGACCTGATTCGGCTGCGCCCCCCGGTAAACCCGCGCGGTCACCCGGTCAAAATTAGCAATCCCGAACACCGGCGGAAACCCACGGCGCGTGGCACACCCGCACAGCACAACCCCGAGCGCGAGACAAAGCGCGACGCCCAGCCTCGCGATTCCGGACAACTCATGGCACTCCCGCGCATTCATGTCACTCATGGGCACTGTCCTTACCCGTCCAAAGCATTCACAAACGCCGTGACCGTCACATTCCGGAGCTTGATCCACCCCGACGTCGTGGCGATCTGCAGGTAGAGCTCCTGGAACTTCGGCAGCGACCGCAAGCTGTTCTGCACCTTCACAGGCTTCACGCTGGCCAGTTGGAACGGCAGCCGGCCCACGCCGAGCTTGTCCCCAGACACAGAAAAAGCAGCGTTAAAGGATGCGGTCTGTGCCAAGTCCATGACCGCTGTGACTGTTGCCGCCGCGTTGCCGGCCGTAAAGCGCAGGGTGCAGTTGTAGGCTGTCTTGGTGTTGGCGGGCTGGCCGAACTGAAACGACCGCGTCCAAATCGTGCTGGGAATATTCTGGCCGTTGTCCAGGTAGGTTGCTGGGTTGCTGGTGTCTGCGGCATCCTTCCAGATGTTCACGTAGCCGATCGAGTCCCCAAAGGCCAACTGCACCACACCCCCAAACCTTGGCGAGGCGAACCTCGTCGGCGTCCAGCCCGTCCAGCACCCGAGCCACTTGGCGAGGCGCGTGTTATAGACCAGCACAGCGTTATTGACCGTGCTGGAGTCCAGGGGGACCGCGAACAGGACAAACTCCTTGTAAGTGGTTGCCGCGATGCTCTGCCAGTAAGCAGGGTTAATCCGGTTGATATACTGCTGCACCGGCTGGCTGATGGGCGACGTCAACTGCCACTGTCCGACGGCGGATTGCATCCGTTGGATCGTCCGGACGCCGTCTTGGGCCATAAAAAATACGTCGTTTTGGAAGCCCGTCGCTGCCCATTTGCCAACACAGCCGACGGAAAACCCCACCGAGTCAACCACGGTCGATGCTGAAAAGTTTGTCGGCTCCGCCGTCGGGTCCGCGTTGACGAGCCACACCGAGTTTGCCTTGAACACAGCCAGCATTGATCCTTGCATTGGGCAAATGGCTGTCACAGGATCCCCATCACCCGCTCCCACTCGGAAACTACGAGTGGTCCCATTCCACTGCCCGCTCCCAAAAGCCAGCCGATTGCTCACCCAAACCGCGTCTCGCTCCTTGCCGGCCACAGAACCCGCAAAGCCCGCCGCGAACATGCGCCCAGTGGCAAAACGCAGTATCTTTGCGCCGACAGGCGGATCAACGTTCGGATCGTTGGAGCAAGCCGTGAGCGTGAGGTTTTGGTCCAGGATGGACATGGCATTCTCGCCGTCCGAAAGCAGCAGCGAGTCAATGCCTTGCTCCATCTCAAGCGCGTTTCCTGGCGTGTTGGTGGTAAACCCGGTAGCGGTCCAGGGCTGCCCCGGCCCCTGGCAGGACTTCAACGCGCCGTTAATGGCTGCCAGCAGAAACTTGTTGGCCGGCGTGTCGAAGTAGGTCAGGGAGTTAATGGCGCCCGTTCCGAGCGGTGTCGCGCCCGTAGCCGCCGCCATCGGGTCAGCGCCAGGCCGGGTCCATGCCTCGTAGTTGTCCCTTACGATGATGTTGACCAACTTTTGGCACTGGTCCGGATCCAACAGCGTTGATCGGCGGTAATCGTCCTCGCCGCCGGCAAAACTCTCCATGCGCTCGAACTGTATATCGTCGTCGAGGCCGTCTATCCCGTAGAACGGCCTCCCGTAAAGTTCAAGCGCTGATGAGTCTATGGCCATGGTTACAGGTGCGGCGCGTAGATATCCCAGTTAGGCTCGCCAAAGCCGCTATCCGGCTCGATATGGTTGCGGCTGGACTGGTGAAACGCCTCCAAGGCAGTCAACTGGGCGAGCAACGCAGCCCCTTCCTGCATGGCCTGCTGTGCCTTTCCGTGCTGCCGTGAGCGCATCAGCATGTCGGCTCGCGCGAATGCCATCAGACACGGCTCCGAGTTGTTGATGGGGGAGGCGTCAAAGTCGCCAAGGATGGGGCAGGCAATCTTGCCCAAAACCCGAAGATTTACCGATGTGTTTGGAAGCGACGTAAGCCGTATCCGCTGATGCTGCGCCAGTTGGCCGGCAGCCGGCGGCATGATGATCGGGGAAAGCACTATCTGCCAGTACGCCGTGTCGGGTGGTGAGTCATAGTACTGGAACACCGTCACAGTGGGCGATGGCGTCTCGCCCGAGACAGCGTCCCAGATCTGGTTTTCCAGCCCCGTTGGAGATAGCGCCGGTATTCCCTGGCTGGTGCTTGGATCAGTCATGTAATCTGGGGCGCCACTGGGGTCGACGAGTTGCCACATAGGAGGGCTGCTGTGTCCGGGCAGATTGAGTCCCGGTGCATAGCTAAACCTCCAGCCACTTGCCGCCTTAAAAGTGCCGTCGGACTGGGGCATATAGATGCCATCCGCAGCGCCGGTCCCGGTCACGTTTACCGCCGTAATCGTCTTTACAAGCTGGTAAAACGCGCCGTCTCCAGGGTTCTGCACCACGCTCCCTACCGCCAGACCGGTGTCGTTGACTCCCGCCGCGTACTCTGGAGCAGTCGGAGAGGACGAATAGGAGAAGTTGACCTGCCCCGCGGTTGCCGGCTTGGAGACTGTGTAAACCAGCATCGCCGGACCGACGAGTGTGCCAGGTGACACCGTGGATGGGTTTGGCGTGACCGTATTGATGGTCACTCCATCCACTGAAAACCGCACTGAGAGTGCGGCGGTGCTGTCCCCGGCAAGGAAGGCCATCGCGTAAAAGTTTGCCAGCTCGGGTAGTTCCATCACCGCTGGCCGCAACACCTGGAACTCTGTCGGGTCGCCCTGCATGTCGAGATGGTCTATCACATCCCGGTAATAACTCTCCAGGCTGGCGACACTTATCTGGTGTTTGTCGGTCCTGACCGCCAGCACGGTGTTGATAACCGTCGGCAGCAAGAGTGACCCGCGCGCGGGAATCCAATAGGTATCGCCCAGGTTGCAAGTCCCGTCCGTGTTGATCGTGAAAGTGGCTTCGACCAACGAGGCGCGCCACAACTGGCTATTCCAGATCATCTCCAGCCGTCGTTGGAGGAACATTTTTGCGGCCGTCACGTCGTCCGTGTCGGACATGCCGGTCTGTTCACAGATGTGGTTGGCAAGGTCGGTGAGTGTCATTGGGCTAGTGGGTTGTGCGGCCTTAGCGCTGGACAAGGACAGGAGCGCGGCCAGGATGATTGTTCGAAGCATAGGTTATTGTGGCGAGACAAGGACATGAATCAAGGGTACTTGGCGTGCCGTTCCACCGCCGTCGTTGACGGCGATGCGGAAACGGTTCGTGGTCACGATATTGTCAAAGGCGAGGTTTACGACCGGCGGAGCCCCGCCGCTGGTGAACTCAATCGCGCTGGACGACACGTAATAGAAGGGTGTAGGGGATGGTGTGCGGAAATACACATCGTAACACCCAGTCCGGATCGTCGTGTTCGTCACCAACTGGATCACATCCGCGTTCAGGCTTGTGAGCGTGCTCATCCAATACATCACTGGCGGATGCGTGCTCGAAGGCGTCCCCAACGAAACCGCGTTGCTCTGCCCCAGGGCCGTGGTGTAGTTGGTGTAGATCCTCCAAGAGTTCATGTCCCCTCCCGCCGACCGCGCATAATAGAGCACGTTGCTGCCGATCTGTGGGCTGGACGGAAGCTGCGTCGTGTTCCCGTAAGCAAAGAGGAACGACACCGGGAACGGATTTGTGAAGCCGTAGCCCGTATTGGTGATCGAGTTCGCCGCCAGATTCACGCTGGCTACCGTAAATAAGTTCGGAACTCCCGAGAACTGCACCCGCGCCTGGCTGTAGAGCGGTAGCGCGTTGCGGTTTGTCATATACGCGTATAGCGCCGCCAAGTTCATGGTGGTGTTGGTGCCTTGCGCCGATGCCCACACAGGCACCGTGTCCCCGTCGCTGAGCGTCGGAGCCGCGTTGGTCGGATTCGCCGCGTTGGTAAGTGTCAAGCTCACAATCGGGAAATTCGAGTAATACCCCCAGGCGTTGGTCCACGTGTTGGTGTTGTAGAGCGTCCAGGGCAGGAACTCCTGTGCAAACTCGAACGCCAGCAAGAGGTTTGTTCCCAGGTCCGCCGCGATAGCCGACTCCAGGTTTGTCAGCGGCACTTGCCACGGCACGCCGTTAGTATCCCAAAACAGCGTCATCGGCTGGTTATTGGTCTGAGGTCCTGAAAACTGCCCAACCCACTTGCCCAGAACATATTGATTCGTGCCGCCGGCGTTGTTGGTCGAAGCAAACGTGAGGCACTGAACAGGCACATTAGAAGCCAGGGCATAGACCAGGTTGGAGCCCTGCACCCTTCCCAGCACTCCGTTGGTCGGGTCAAAAAACAGAAAAGACCCGTACTGTGGGAGCGTCCGGTAAGGCACGTTGAGGTAGATGTTGGTGTTGCCGTAAATGGCTGTCTGGCAATCGATGCGGCGAAACATGGTCTGCGTCCCCGTCGGGTCGAGCACAAGGAAGTAATAGCCCGGGTTGAGGGATGGCACGGCCTGCTGGTCGAGGTAGAAGCCAACACCGATCGTTGCCGTATCGATCAGGTTGTGCAGGTCCGAGGCGTAGATCTGCTGCCCGTCGAGAAGGGTCGTGTTGCGGATGACTTCGCCAGCGCCGGCGCTGATTGCCAGCAGGCAGGTCAGGAGGGCCACTGCCGTAGCTGGCCAAATCTTCTTGAGCCGGCTTGCCTTCATGTCCAACTTGCGCTCAAGCTGGCTGGTTCCCATTTGCTGCTCCATCTCCCGAAGCGCGCGCGGCACCGCCCGATCCGCGTCTGTTGGATCACCCGCGTTGGTGTTGACCCCCGGCGCCCTGCCGGCCTCCAAAATCTCAGCGATCTTGCTCATGCGTTCTTCAGATGTTCAGTGCTCAATGAACAACGGCCCCATTCAAAACCCCGCGCGTAAACCCAGGAACAAAGAGTCCCTCCACCCCGAGTAAGCCCCGAGATTGGACCACTCCGTCCTTGCATACCCCGTGCTCAGCTTGAGAGTCGTACCCCCCACGTCGAACTGGCACAAGTCCAGATTGAACCCCGCGCCATAGATCGCCCCGATACTCCCATTCGCGCTTCCCGCCGACGAAATAGGCGAGCACGCCCCCGCAATCCCAAATGGTGTGACAGTAAAGTTCGACGCAAAGGCGCTGGTCATCCCCAAATACGTAAGTGGCCGCAAGGACTGCTTAATGGTGACATTCCCGTTCACCATATTGAATGACCCGAGGTAATCCACCCCCATCCCAATGCCGACGTTCTGAGACACGTCAAAAACAAACAGCGCGCCGCCGCCAAACTGGCGCCCCTTGGGCGCATTCTCCGCGTAGGTTGCATACGGAGAGACGCTGTAATTAGAAGCCGTCTTGAGCCCGTTCCAAATGGCTTTGCCGACCAATCCCCAAGACAGTGGCGCATTGGTCGCTGGGGCCAACGCGGCTCCGCTGTTAGTTGCGCTGCCCGGACTCGCTGCGCTATTTGTTTGCGCAGAGGCGCTCGCCCCCAGAGCCAGCAGTAAGAGGATTACAGGCACCGTGCCTGTCTTGAGCTTTTGAAAGTCCGCCGCGATGGCTTCGCGCTTCTCCCAAAGTGAATGACCAATGGCTACCAGGACGCCTATCGCGCCGATGGCTTGTGAGAGTTGAGAGCCCGAGAGAATGCCTTGCGTGACGAGCCAGGCGCCAGCCGCGTTGACTGCGTGGCGGATGATGACTTTGGCGAGTTGAGTTTTTAACCAGTTCATGTGTTTTGTGCGTTGTTGTTGAGACGGTCGATCAGACATCAGTGTTTGTTGAAGGCCCCGGAGAAGAACGCAGCCGCGGTGCTGACAAGGAACGAGACTATACCCGCCAACAGCACGATCGCGGCCTTGCCTCCTTTGGCGCGTTCCCGAGCATCCTCCAGGCTGCGGACGCGCGCTTCCGTCGAGGATCGATACTCCGCCCAGGAACGCTCAGCCTTCTCCTGGTTTCCCTCAATGGTCTTTAGCTGCTCCTCAATCCTGGCAAGCCTGCTCAGGCAGTCGGGGAAGGCCGGGCCGCATTCGTTGGTTGGTCGGTGCTCGTTGTTCATTGGGCGGTCAGTATGGGAACGTTGTTGCTCATCCAGACGCGCGTGAGGCCAAGGCCGTTGGAGTTCACGATCTTGACGTCGCCCGGTCCCATGCCGTTAGTGGCGGCAGCCAGGCTCCAGGTATTTGAGTGGTAAAGAAGTCCCCCATCAGCCGCGAGCGGTACCGAAAACCTGGACTCCACGTAGGACGGCCCATGCATCTGAAAAAACTGGCACTGAAGCGTCGGCTGGATGGGCACAGCAAAGGTCACGATCCCCGCATTGGTTAAGATCGTAAAATTGGTTGTGGCCTGCCAGGTAATCGGCCCGCTGAGGTTGGTGCAGGTCTCCATGGCCCACCCGGGCACGAGGTTTGTTGCGGGGGTGTTGATCAGGATGTTGGTCCCGCTGGTTCCCCCAAAAGCCTCAGGGATGCCTGGAACTGTGGCCCAAAGATTCAGCACGTTCGTGCCGTGGTTGTAGAAGGTGACTGTCTCATTGGTCTGCAACTGCGATTGGAGCAGCCAGCCGCCAGCCATGTTCACCGGCGGCGCCAGAACGTGGATATAGCTCAGTAGGTCGGACTGATTGACCAGTGACGATCCCTGCATCATCAGGCTCTGGCCATCGAAGGAGATGACGTTGCCGTAAAGCTCCGGATGGTCCAGCCCATAGATCGTAACTGAGCCGATCCCAACCGTGGTGTCGCCCACAACAGAGAGCCAGATATTTGACCAGCAGACAAAGCCGTTGGTGAGCGGAAACCAGCCGTTGGTGCCAGTGTAGCTTCCCCACAGGCTCTCAGTGAGGGTGATATTGGGAAGCATTGGCCCGGCAGAGACCGATGGTGCTCCAATCCGCCACATGTAAAGCTGCGGGACCACGCCAAAGAAGTTGGAGCCTGACATCGTGAACGCCGAGTTATTGGTCAACAATATCTCGTGCGACGAAAGCACCAGATTGGTTTGCATGGCGCTGACGTACTGCTGCGCCCGCACCCACCCCACCACGCCATTGCTGCACACAACCAGATCCCCAGCCCCCAATCCCCCGCTACTACTGAGGCTGGTAAGGTTGGTGCCGTTCAGGACGATCCCGTTCACATACAGCGTGCGGAACGGGAAATCGGAGCGCCCCAGGTCGGCCCATCCTGGGCTCACAGGCCGGAAGATGGGATCCCGCAACACGTTCTCATTTCCGCTGGCCGCCAGAGCCAGAAGGCAAACACATATGGCAAGAAAATGCTTCACGGGTTGTCAATGCCCCAACAGAGCCACAACAGACACCGTCCCACTGACCAGCCCCACGCCCATCGCGGAAGAGGCCGGCGTAATTGTCAGGTTGTCCAGGTCCAGCCCTTCCGGAAACTCGAAGGAGAAATAGCCTGGGGCAATTGCGGGGCAAAAGAGCAGGCCCCCCAGCGGAGTGCCCTCGTTAATCCAGAGGAAACAGGCCGAGCCCGCATTGTAGCCATACACGCCACACAGCTTGACGGGTGCCGTAGAGACCGTCAGAGCCGCTGTGAGCGGCGTCATGTTGCCAACAGGTTGTGTGAACATGTCGTTAGAGGGCGAGCATCGCGTTGAACAGGCATGAGGCGCTATCCAGGGTCTTTGTCGCCTGCGTGGTTGACGTGCACAGGGTCAGCGCGTCCAAGTCCATGCCCTGTGAGAAGGTGGCGAAGTAAGAGCCGCCCGCAGCCACTGCGATTGATAAGAGCGGCACTGCCCCGTCCGCTGGCAACGTTGGGGATGGGTGGACCTGGATATACCTGGTCGCAGCGGCGTTGTTGGCCCCGAACACGCCAAAGAGCTTCACCGGGCTCGTGGATATCACGAGCGAGGAGAGTTGCTGGTTGCTCCCATTCAATCGCGTTTTCATGTGTCGTCTGGTTGTGCGTTTTTACGACTGGCCGGCTTGCGGCGCGTAAACCCACCAAACCACGCCGCAAGCCCTGTCCTGCAAACCCACCGCCAGGCGGGTAAGAATCACTGGAAGCCCTGCCCGTTTTGGCTGCTTTGGTCGAGGCCTTGAGCCTCCGTTTGGAGCGCCTTTTCATCGGCATCCTCGTTTGGGTCCTGGTCGTTGTCGGGAGCGGTGTCAGATCCATCGTCCACCGGCTGCCCGTTGATGCTGGTGCGCTTTACTTGGGCCGTGTCGCCGTCGATGGACACCACCTTCCCGGCCACCTGGTAGTTGACCTCGTCGCCCACTTCCGGAGGCTGCATTTGCTCCTGGTCGTCGGGCATTTGCAGCGCCGAAATGGGGACGGAATCCGTTTGGCCGCTCGATGAGACGCCACCGGCATCCGGCGCGCCTTTTCCTGGTCCGCCCGGAGCCCCAATGACGATTGCTAAACCTGGTTTCTTCATATTTGTGCTTCTCGTTGTCTCTTCTTGTTTAGCCGGCTGGGAGCGTGGCGTAACTCACGCCCCCAGCCCGGGAATCACCAGGTTGCCTTACACGAAGGTCGACTGTGACCGGAATAACACGAAGCGCGGCTGCTCGCTCGCGCCGTTGGTGATGAGAGGCTTGGCGCCGTAATAGGCTTTCCAGCCGATTTGCACCCACTGGCCCAACGGGTTTGAATGGTCGGGCTTGTTGATGATGATGAGTTGCGGGGCGTAGGGAGAACCGCCCGCCTTGGTATTGTCCAGCCCGGGCACGCCGAAAGCGGCATCGCCGAGGTAGATGGAGGTAAAGATCTTGCCGCCGGCAGCGTAGGTGCCGTAGGCCGTCTCCTGGAATGGGTTGGTGGCCTCGATAAAGACCGTACCGTCCAGCATGACAGCCTGGTCTTTATACAGCGGCTCGCCCTGGTACTGGAACGCCAGCGTCAAGGTCGTGTCTTTGCGCAGGTCGTGGACGATCTGTGGCGGGACGATGGCTACATACTTGCCTCCAACCTTTGGCACGCGGGCGGACTTCAACTGCGTGATGCACTTGATGTTTTCCGCCCGGGTCATGTTGGATGCCGATGCACCCAAACCGGTCAGCGTCGTGAAGTCGGTCGAGGAAGTGCCGGAATTGGTTGTGCCGGCAAACCGCTCAAAGTAACCAGTGTAAGTGCTGTTCGAGTTGGCGAGTCCGGCGACCAGCGCGTTGCGGATCACGGTATCCAGGTCCAGGGCCGCGTCAGCGCCCATTGTCTGGGTGTAGAGCTTCACCGTGTCCAGCAGGTCAGTCGCCAGGACAATGTCGGTGATCTTGGCGAGCGCTCCGCGCTGTCCAAGTGGCACATCCACATAGCCCACGGCGACTTCCGTCAGGGTTGTGGGCACCGTTCCTTCCGTGAGGGCGCCCGCGCCAACCGTGTTGGCAAGGCGCGGGCGGAAGAACCGGACGGTTGGAGTAGAGCCGGCAGCTGGGTATTTGCCCTGGAGACCGAATCTTGCAAGCTGGAGGTTAAACTTGAGAGCCTCCAGCAGCTTCGGATTATAGTACGTTTGGACCCGTGACGCGAAGTCAGCCGGGTTCGAAAGTGAAATAGTAGCCATCGGAACCTATGGCAAAGGCATTACCGGAGCGATACCATTTCCCGCGCCATTCGTTCGAGTTCCGCCTCCTCGTCCGCAGCGCCCGGACTCCCGAGCTTGGGGACAGTGGCAGACCCGCCGGGCGCGGTCAAAGTCTCATACTCCTTAACCTTTGCCTTGAGTTCTCCCAGTTCCTTTTCCAGTGACGACACACGAGCGGCGGCAGCCTGCGATTGCGCCTGAAACTGCTTAGCGGCAGCCTCAGCGGACGTAAGCCGGCAGACGTGATAGATGACTGATGGATGAGCCAGCAAGGACGGATCCTGTTTTGCCAGCGCGTTCAGATGACCTGCGACGGTCATTTGAAACGGGCTGTTCTGCTTCATCAGGTCCGGAAAAGCTTTGGCCGCTTCGAGCGTCCAGCCTTTGCGCTGCTGCTCAAACTGCGCGGACCGCTCCGCGAGCCCCGCCGGGGGATTCCGCCGAACCTGCTCAGCCCACTGCGCCAGGTCGTCGGCCGTCATTTCGGCGCGATCGGCCTGCTTTGTGAGCCTGGCTTGCGCCTCGAAGTCGCCCTTGTCCTCGGCGCGTTTGGCCTGCATGCGCAGCGCGTCGGCATCCCGGCGCTTCTGTTGAGAAGCGCGCAGAATATCCTCCGGCGCGTGCTGCGGCTGCTCCGCCTGGCGCTTGATGGTGTCGAACTCCGCCCGCTGCCGGGCGAACTCGACCCTTTGCTGCTCCAACGCCGCCGCCTGGGAGTCTAACTCCGACTTTCGGGTGTTGACCGCTGTCCAGGTCTTGTCCAAGCGTTCCTGGGCCTTCGCATAGCGTGATTGCTGCTGCGCTGCGTCGGCCTGCGGGCCTGGGTGTCCAGGCTTTTCCGCTGCTGGCTTCTCGCCCGGCTTTACGGTTGCCCTATCCGCTGCCGGCGCTTCCGGGCTGGTTGGCGTTGGGGGAACCCCATCAGTTTTCTTTCCGGCAACGGCATCCGCCGTCGCTGGTGTGTCGGTCTGTTGAGAAACGAGAGATTGAGCGTCCGTCGTGGTCCCTTGAGCCGCGCGTTGCTCGTCGGTCGTCGCGCTCTGCCCGGCTGGTCCGTGCGGACTGCCATCAGCAGCAGGTAGCTGTGCGCCAGCGCCATCTGCGGCGATCAGGGCGTCAAGTTGCCGGCTGGCCTCTTCCATTCCGGGCATGTTGGGATCGATCTCTACGCTCATTTCAGTTACGGCGATAATTGTTCGAGCAGATCCGTTTCGCCTGGCGGACGCCCGTCATTTGGTTTTGTGTCCTGTGCGCCGGACACCCGCGAAAGTGAATGCAGATACCTGACCGCCTCATCCCATCCCGCGCTCACGCCTGCCGCGTAGGTGGCGTTGGTCTGCTTTTTGGCGCCGGCAATGGCGGCGCTGATGACTACGGTCCGCAGGCGGTTCGTGCACGCCTTGCCGGCGGCGGTATCAAGAAACGCCCTGAGAGCCGCGCCGTTTTCCTGAGTCCAAGCCGAGCACTCAGGCAGTGCGTAGGGCTCCGTCAACCTGGCCACCTTGGCTCGGAGCGTGGCCTCGCGCTCGAACGAGGCCATCAGCGCCTTATTGGCGGTCTGCGTCTGCTCGGCTAGTTGTTCGCGCGCGGCACGCAACTGACCAACTAGGTCGTTGAGACCAAGCCAGGCAAAGAAGTTGAGGGCGGCGCATTTCACTGCTCCACTTTTGCACCGCGAGCCCGCTTCGGAGCAACCGGCACATTTGGAACCCTTTGGAACCCTACGCCTGGGTCGACTCGGTCTGGAAGCGATTCCGTCCCCTCGATTTGGGCAATGGTGATCTCAAGCGCGCGGCTGAAAGGCGTCTTAATCGCGTCATGCGACCACTCAACGACCACGCTCTGCTTGTCGTCAGACAGCCTGATCCCGCTTTGCGGGTCAATGTGGTGCCCCTTGGGAAGGCGAGCAATGAGGTCGTTAATGGGAAGGTTAATCAGTGTCTTGAATTGGCTCATAACTGGGGTTGTTGTGCTGGTTGTGGAGGTCGCTGGGCGGGGGCCGCGCCAGGTCCTGGGGATCCCGCCGTAGGTGGCCGTCCCGAAGGCCCGGAATTGGGCACAGGAGTGGAGATAGCCTGCGCGATCTTGGCCTTGAACTGTTTGGCGGCGTCTGGGTCGGTTTTCTCGAGGTACTGCCAGTGCAGCGCCATGTGTTCCTGCACCCGCTGCCGCGCGACGGGGTCCACGGGCGCACCCACCATGCCTTGTTTCGCCAGCCAGCCCAGGTCCACCAGGATCCGGGTGGCGTGATCTTCCCCGGGCATCACAGCGGCCGGGTAGCCCTCCGCGAGCACGAGGATCTCCACGGCCTCGTCTTCGGCCTCGCTGTTGGCCTTCTGGTTGGTCGGGATGAACGCCTTGAGGGCAAGACGCGGGTCGTCGGCGTACAGGGCTTCTTTGGTCAGCTCTTCGGCGCTGACATTTGGGTTGCCCTGGTAGGCCTGGAGGCGAGCCAGCGCCCGCTGCGCCTTGCGCTGGGCGTTCCAGCCGTCGGGAGACCCGTCAGGCATGATAAGGTAGGACAGGTGCAGGGCGGCGTCCGGCAACACGCCGATCCTGCCTGCGGCGTAGTATGAAAAGTCGGCGCTTTTAAACTGCACCAGGAGCGACCAGCAAAGGCGGTAGACCTTCGTGAGGGAATCGCGGAATAGCAACGCATTGTCATTCATGCCGGCGGACTGCAACGCCGTAATCCGTTCGTTCTCCGTGGCTGTCCGGGGTTTGGTGTCGGTCCCGTCGTTCTGGCTGATCCCAAAATCCGGCGTCATGGCCTGCTGCTCGCCCACGGTGCGGGCAAACATCATTTCCTCGTCGTAGGAGATTGGCGGCGCCGGCATTTGCACCCCTTTGAGGTTCATGGGGATGATCTCGCCCGGCTGCCAGCGGATATTGGCGATGTTCGGAATATCCCCGTCGGCGGTCAGGACGGGCCGGTTCGAGAACGTGATGGCGTCGGCCTTCTCGTTCCAGAGCTTGGTGAGATAGGCTTCGACGGGGGCAAGCAACTCACCAAGGCCCCGCGGCGAGTACCATCCCTCATCTTTGACCTCTGCCGCAAAGGAAATAAAGGGACACGCCGGCTCCTTGTCCACCATGTACGGACAACCGTAGGGCTCGCGGATTTTCAAATCTGGATTTTGCGGCGAGTAGGTGTAAACGGTGTAGCCATTGGACGTTTTCACCCAATGTTCCCAGAGCACGATCTTGTTATTGTCGGTGGAGTGGGTGATTCCTTCGCGCAACATCTTGTCGAGCGTGTATTGCAGCAGCGTGTCGGTGGACTGTACCCCTCGAATCTTCTTGATCGTCTCCTCGTCCTGGTCAAACAGCCGGTTTGCCCTGTATTTTGGCACAGACCAGTGCTGGACGTGTACGAACTCGTCCGCCTCGTCAATGTCCGCAGCACCTTCTGGCACGATCAGGAACATCGGGTCAACAGCCTCAAACACGAGCTTGTGATCCTTAAACGGATCCGTTCGCACCTTTAACACGCCGCGCCCGCGCAGCAGCATTGTGTCCACCACACACCGCACCTTTTGCAGGAACGTGGACCGCTGGAAGAGCTTGTAGTTGAACCAATCGGCCGCCGCTTCGCTGAGCGGGTCCGCCTGCTCCACGAGCGAGATAAAAGAGGCGAGGCGATTCCCAGCCGTGACCTGGCCCAGCCAAAACGGCTTCTGCTTGCGGATCGACATATCGATCTGCGGATAATGGCCATCCGCCGCGGTGGGGAAAGGTTTGTTGCGCCGTCGCAAGCCTTCGTGGCGCATAGTGGAGAAAATGCGCTGCTTGGTTTCCCAAGGAAGGCGGTCAACCATCATCTTGTGGGCCGCTTCAAATCGAGATTTGCTCATAAAATGCCTAAGAAGGGTCGCCGATCACCCGAAATACGCTCCCGGTATGCCGTGCGGGTCGCCCTCCATCTCTGCCATTTCGCGGACCTGCTCCACAAACGAACCGGCGGCGCCCTTGCGCCCCAGGTTGAACGAATCGACCCGCCGCACCGGAGTCATGGCCCCAAAGACCGCATCCGCGCGGTCTGGGCTGGACACGTTGCGCTTTTTCATCTCACGCTTGGGCTCGATCGCCAGCTTCCCCTTGCTGTGGGGGATGCGCTTGCGGTCGAGCATCTGCGCCCGCATGTCGTCGTCATCTGGCAGGATGATCTCCCGCCTGACAATCTGCTGCGCGCCTTCAAACCACATCTCCGCAGCCAGGTTGGCATAATGGTCGTCGTAGCGTGGGGGCTCGTTGTTGTTTACGCGGTTGATGCGCCAGCCCATCGCCCAGAGCTGGTCGATGATCAAGTGCCCGCCGCCGCCTTCGTCTCCGTCGATCTCCTCGGGTTTTAGACCCAGGCGCATGAACTCCGCGATAAAGCGTCCGCAAATGCCGTGCAGGCTGTCCGAGCGAAAGGTTGCTTCGATGGTGACCACGTTGCCGTCACGGTAGGCCAGCACATTTTCGTCGCCATCACCGCCCCAAGCAAAGTCACAGAATGCTTTCCGCTCCATCCCACGTTTCTCGATCGGCGGATCGGCCAACAAATCTTCGAGGGCCTTCAGGTCAAGAACAGCATCGGCCACGGATGCCATAAACTCGGCGTCCACCATCGAAAGCACCAGCGGGTGCTTTGCGCCCCACTTCAAGCGCAGCTTATCAATGTCATCCTGTCTCCAGTGCGGGCAATCCGCCGCCCGCTGGACGAAGGTTTTGTAGAACTTGGCGCGCGTCGTATGGCTGCGGTAAAACTCGCCCTCAGCGTATCCGGGGGAGCTTGCGATCAGGAGTCGGGTCGGCTTGCATCGCTCAATAGCCTCAAAGATGTCGTCTTTGACGGTCTTCGCCTCATCCACGATGATCATGAGAGGCTGCTCAGGGCCGTCCTCGTGGTGTCCTTCGAACTTGCCCGCATCGTTGGTGCTGAACCCCTCCCAGAAACAGTTGATCGAGTCGGTCTCGATCCGTGGCGTGTGGAGGAAAGTCCAGTGTGGAAACCTGGTGCTGTAGGTGTGGAGGGCCGGTAGCAGTTGGTCTTTGATCTGCCGGTAGCTGCCACTGGTGGAGATGATATGCCCCTTGGGGAACATCGAAAGATGCCAGAGTATAGCCCCGGCAATGACGCGGCGCGTCTTGCCGCCCTCGTTGCAGGACCGAAACGAGATCCGCACCCCTGGGGGCGCCAGCGCGCGCAACACGTCGCGCTGCTTTGGGTAGAGATCCATCCCTAGCATGGCCGAGGCGAACCCATCGGGGAGGGACAAGGTGTCAGCCTCGTTACTGTTTCCGGGCTTTGGCATACTCTCGGGCCCGGGCCAACACATCGTCAGGGATGCCGATAATCTGCTGGGTAACGTTGATGCTGGTCTCCCCGCCGCCAAACACGTCAGGATGCCGATGCTCCAGTACCCAGCACAGCCAGCGCGGATCCTCGTTATCCACGAGCCGCCGCAGCGCCTTTTCGTAAAAGTCCGCCTTGGCGGCTTCGAACGGGGGGACAAATTGCGGATTGCGCTTGAGAGCCTTGGACCAGGATTCGAGATTGACGCAGGGGTCTTTCTCAAGCACCAAGGCCATTTTAAGCGGCAACCCCAGCCCAAAACGCTCAGACACCCTAAGAACCACGTCCAGAGTGATGTGCCGCTTTCGCCCGCGTTTCCTTGCGCTTGCCACACTGGCGCCACACTGCGACACCAAGCGACCGCGCTTCAATGCGCGCTTTTGGAACCCTTTGGAACCCGGAAGCCACAGAAAACGACGACAATCCGGGCCGCGCCGCGTGTTACTCACTCCACACGGCGCGATGAGTAGCCCAGAGTCGTCTTGCCTTCTTTCAGGCTGCCAGCACTACAGGCACAAGGCCCAGGTCACTGCTTCCCAATGCTCTACTATCCGGCCCGGCATCACGGGCGGCGCCTTCCGTTTCCTAGGACAGGCAAGCGCGGCCAAAATAGCTATTGCTTCTTTGCAGCTACGGTCTTTCTCGGACGTCCGCCCTGGGATCCATTGGCCCGGGCGGCATCAGCTTTCGCGGTAGACGTGGACTTGCCGCCCTGGGATCCAGAGTGACAGGCGAAGTGCCCGGCGGGCACCGTCTTTTTACAAAGAGGACATTTCATGGTATTAAGCCCAAAAGTGAGCGCGTTACCGCGATATGATCCCCAAGCCGACTGGACTTGGAAAGCTCGGATTCAGCCACACCGGGGAGGCTCCATAGCTCGCTCTCGGGGGCGTGCGCCTCAAGAGTGCTGACAACAGCCAGAGCGGCCGTTGCATATCCGCGCTGAGCCTCCCTGTTGACGGAATAGGCACGGTATTCACGCCTCATCCGCTCCAGGAGTTCAACCCACGCCTCACGATATAAAGTGCCATTCACAGACCAAGAATAACCCAAGGCGTTGGGTTTTGCAATGGAAAAACGCGCACAGACAAAGAAAGTTTTACAAAGCATCCAAATGCCTATCAACATTGGTTGCGGGGGCCTCGTTGCCCCACACATCCCAGCCCGGCATTGCCTGGCGCGCGAAGAGCTCGATGCGCGGCACGTCGCCAAGCAACTGCACAAGCCGGTCCCGCGCTTCGTCCGGCTTCCGGCTGTGCTCGCGGACCTGGGCGTTGATAATCTGCCGCACCGAATGGCTGACAGGTTTTGGGTGCCCGCGCACGGCGAACAGGCAATCCTCGCTATTCGCCCGGGTCCAGTGCCCCATGCCAAAGTGCTCCAGCCCTCCGCGCGTAAGCTTGCGCCAGGTAAAACCCTTCATGGTCTTGAGTTGGAAACCCCAGGCACTCACCACTGTCAAAGCCTCCACCGGCATCGGCGGTACCCACCACATCGCCAAAAAGCAGTCTCTGGCCGCAACGTCATCGATAAACCCGCGAAGGAGGCATAGTTCCTCAATACTCATCACGGAGTATTTGTGGCAGGCCCCGCGCAGGCCGGCGTTGCACGAATCGCGGTACTTCCACGGCGGGTCAGCGTAAATGATGGAGTAGGGCGTTGTCATTGTTGCACCCCTCCCACCACGCCCTTGCCGCGGACGATCCGAAAATCATGCCTCTGAATCCAGGCCGCAGCAGCAGCCGTTGAGGCCGTCTGGTTGTTCTGATGCTCCCTCCCAGCCATCTCAAAGCCACAGGCCCGCATTTGGTACACGAACTTGGTCGATACCTGGAGGGCATTAGCCAGTTCCTTAACGCACAGTTTGTCCGATTGGTTCAAGCGAACTCCTTCCATATCTGCTCAGCATACTGAGCCGGGGTTGTCCGGACCCGTCCCTCCCTTATTGCCGATTCTACTTCGGCAACCGCCCGCTCCGCCTTGCCGCATTCCTCCTTGCATCGGTTCACCCATTTTCCCGCGTCGTTGAGCCACTGGGCTGCGAGGGCGTTCTCAAACCGCTCCACAGCCTCACGTACGCGCGGCGGCAGCTTTTTCGCCTTGGTCGCCTCACCCGCCTTGATCGCCCAGGAATCGCTCAGAGCTTGGTCGCCTTTCTCGCCATTGGCCTTTCTCGCGTCCCCATGGTCGGGCGCCAGTCCCGGTACCGGATGTCCTTCCGACAAAGGTTCAAAGCTTTGTCGCTTATCCCTTATAAGACTTAAGGGGGTTGTGACGCCAGCCGCACCGGGAGGCGCACAAGCACCGCACGCCCGCGAGCGCTGCATGCGTAACTTGTTGGCGTTGCGCTCCCTAGCCTCCCTTTGCATCCGGCGATTAGTGAGCGACACAACGCCGTCACGCTCCGTAACATTGGCGGTATTTGTGGTCTTGAGTTCATCCAGTGCGTGGGCAAGTTCGACAGCTGAGCAACGGCCAAGTCGGGCGAGTTGTTCGCGCGACCCGGCGATAACACCACAGCGATCCAGCTTGTGCATAGCGCACAGGAGGTCCACCCAGATACCGCGAGTCGCCGCCGAACAGATCGACAGCGCCGGATCGGATAGCCACTCATCAACCGCAAAATCCATGCAGGGATACTTCACAGGTCACCTGCCGAGAAGCCTGGCCAGGTTAGTCTTTCTGCGGATCTCAATTCTGGCCGCGCCCAAGGCGCCGATCAGGTCCCGCACCTTATCCGGGCTTGGCTCCGGAAGCCCAGCGCCCTTGCTATCCGCGCCGATGTTTACAAACTCCGGGCGAATTAACGCGATGGCCGCAACGAGCCGGTCAACGTCAAAGTCAAGAATCGGTTCGATGGTCACGAATCGACGCAGAGCGCTGGGCAGGCTAACCATGCCAGCCACACGCTCAGTTGGCGCTGGCGCATCCCGCATAACCTCGGGAAAGTGCCGATTGCTCTCGATGGTGGTTCCGACTAAAGCAGTCGAGGGCAGGTCGCCAACGAAGTGAGGCAATCTAGAGGGGTTTTTGCTTTGGAACACGTAGGCGTTGTCGGGGTACTGCCTACAGTGGTCCAGGATGCACCCGATCCACTCCTTGTTGATCGCCGAGGCAAACAGGTCTCCCATGTGCTCAACGAAGATGGTCTTTCCCGAGCCGTAGCACACGTGCAACTCATCCGCCACGAGGCGCGGAGGCCCCGCATAGTGCAGCCTCATGCTAGCAAACCTCCGCGCCATCGCCTGCACGTAGCAATACGAGCAGCGGTGCGGACACTCACCCTCCAGGTGCGCATGTGTGTGCGTGACCCAGGGGTACATATTACCGGCGGATTTTTTCAACATAGATCCCTTTCCACCCGACTCCCGACGCCCACGCTCCCGGCAAGGGCCATCTTCGCGTTTTGGTGGACCGGGAGCGTTGGCAAAAGCTGGCGCAGCCGGCTATTGGCCGACCACTGCGGAAGAGGCTCAGCGCTGACAGACACAACGAGCCCGGTCAGACAGTTCCAAACGACGACGTCCCAAAGCTGCTCTGGCCGTGAGGCAGCGACTTCAGTCCCCTCCGGCGAATCGGCCGCCGACCGCAGCCTGTCAAACGCAAACGGGAATGCTCCGCGCCGCGACCGCATCAACCCACCTCCTCTTCTGCCTGCTTCTGGATACTCAGAAGATCAACCCCCGCCAGCCTGGCAAGCTGCGTCCATCGATCCTCATTCCACGGATGCGCGCAGCAGAGCAGTTCTACAGCTATCCCTACGAAGTCCGCAGGGGTGCGGCTCTCGTCCCCCAGCCAAGCCTCCAGTGCCGGCCGCGCCTCGTTCTGCGACCTGGCCAGCCCGCGCCGCTTGGCAACTTCGGAATGCTTCGCAATGTCGGTGTACTGGTAGGCGTTCCATGCCAGGAAGCGCCAAACCTCCGCCTTCACCGTCCCAAGGTCCTGCATGACAGTCCTGGCAAGAATGGCCTCCGTAACCTTCCACTCATACAGCCGCTGGATCTTCTGCTCCCGCAGCTGCGCCTTCCGATCCTCCTTTGGCTCCTCGGCCTCCGCCGGCAGTTTCCCAAGCTCCTTCAACACCGCCACCGCGTCCGCGCGCCGAATGAGCTCGTGGACGCCCCCATTCGCGTCCACCGCCAGAACAGTCTCGGGCATCTGCTTCCCGAGGGATTTCCTCCAGGACTTCCCAACCCCAGCCGCCCAATCGTCAGCATCAACCAGGCTGCGATCTTGCGGGCGGCCACACTCATCGTAAGCCCCCTCAATGACTGTTTTTCCTTTAGCCTTGGCCTTCGCAATAACCTCAGCGGCGTGGGCCTTGCGCTTGGCCTCAAAGCACGTGGGATTCGTGCAGACGTCTGCACTCTCGATGTCCGCAAAAAGCTCTTTTTGGTTCCCGGTCCGGTGCGGGCAGGCCGCGCAGGCCCCGGCCTCCGGCACAAGCTTCGCGTCCTTCGTGTTGAACGGCGCTTCCCTCAGCCGCAGCATGAAACAGCGCTGAATCTCAGCCGCAGCCGTGCGGTAGGCCGCCGGCTCGCCCTCGCAGTCAATGCATCGCTCGAGCGCCTGCACCTGCAGATCGGGGGCTGGAATGCGCGCCACGAGCAGCGCCAGGCTGGGCGTAAGTCTGCCCTCCACCAACGCCGTTCGCGCCTCAGGGCAAAGCGCCGTGAGCTTCATCCGCGCATAGACGTAGGCCTTGGACTTCCCCACCTTCGCAGCAATGTCATCGGCCGCGTAGCCGTGCTTGGCCATCAGCAGCTCGTAACCCTCCGCCTCCTCCATCGGTTGCAGGTCCGCCCGCTGCAAATTCTCCACCACAGCAACCTCTAGCGCCTCCTTGTCCGTGAAATCGCGCACCACGGCCGGTATCTCTGACAACCCAGCCTCTTTGGACGCGCGCCAGCGCCGCTCTCCGCTCACGATCTCGAACTCCGGCAAGTGCGCCTCAGCCTCCTCGCGCGTCGCGAACTGCTCCGGTTCCGGACCGGTGTAGCGGCCGCCGCGGGTAAGCCCCCGGTCGAGCACCTGGTAGAACCTGGTCTTCTTCCGTCCGTGGCTGGTGACCTGATCCACCAACCAGTCGCCGCCGCGCAGCGGACGCACCAGGATAGGCTGGAGGATGCCGTGAGCCTTCACACTGGCGGCCAGGTCGGCCAGCGCGTCCGCGGCAAAGTGCTTTCGCGGGTTTGTTTGGGAAGGGACAATCTTTGAGACAGGGATATCCGTAATCATAATCAGTTACCTAACACGCCGCTGTGGGTTTGGTTTATTTGGACGAGCCAGGGGGCGGCAGCCCTAGCCCGGCCATGAAACTACTTTGAGCCGTCCAACCTGATTCTGATGCATGCTGCGTCCTGAAAGGCAATTCCTCGCGCACCGTAAGAACGCTATCCTGCAGGACGATCATGATCGGTTTAGAATTTCAGCAATCCAGTTCGCCATAGGGGGGGGGAATGCGTTCCCTGCGGCATAAGCCTCTTCAAGGTTGGTCGCATCCAGTCCGCAGCGAAGCCCATGTACCTCAACCTCTCGGGCCCGCTCAACCATCGAACCCCATCCGTCTTCCTCAGCAACGAAAAGTTCACTGCCCAAATTGATCCGGCTGGAGCATCGGTTAAACTTGTTTGGAGCCGTAAGAGTATAGCCAGCCCAAGAATCCGCTTGTTTTGCGATCCAGTTCGAGCCAGGCGATGCAGGTAGCGATTCCACTGGCCTGGCGTCAGATAGAAACTCGGAGCTTGGGTATCGTCCAAGACCCGCGACCAGGAGAAGGCGGCGGCGCTTTTGGGGGATTCCGAAATATTGAGAGTCAAGCACTCGCCAGAATCCCACATACCCGCATTTGGATAATTCTGCGATGACTGCCTGAAAGTCTCGGCAATCGTTGATATAGAGCAGGGCCGGCACGTTTTCAACGACCACCCAAGCGGGTTTAAGTGCGGCGACGCACGCCATGATTTCAAAGAAGAGTCCGCTGCGCTCGCCAGCAAGACCTCGTTTCGACTGGTCTCGCTTAGCCGTCGCCATGTTAGAAATGTCCTGGCAGGGGAAGCCGAAGGCGACGCAGCCAACTGGGGACAAGGCAAATGAGCGCCAGTCGCGGAGATCACGGTGTTGCCGGGCCTGAGGAAAGAGATCGGCAAGGACAGTCCGGTTGACGTCGTCCAGTTCAATCTGCCAGGTTGTTTTCCATCCGGCTTCCTCGAAACCTTTGTCGAAGCCACCAATCCCAGCGCAGATTGTTCCGAGCGTTCTGTTGCTGGTCTCATTCACTTCTCCCCCTTTCCATCCAACATGGCCTGATGCATCCAAGTCCATCTCATAGCGTTTCGATTCTCACAATGGTTTCCTGCCTCCCTCTCGTCTCATGCTGCCCGTATTCCCAAACAATGGTTCCATCCTCATCATCGAGCCCGAACCACCGGGCGATGCAGTCTCGCAACTCTTTGTAGCCGGTGCGGAAGTTGTCGCCGTCAGTGACGATTCGGCGCCGGCACGAAATGAGAGCAACTCGGAGCACCGGGCCGCCGCGCGCCACGCGGCCGCGGCCCGGGCCTTGCGGTGCGCCTTTTCGCTCCAGTGCTCCCCCGCCGTGCGGTTGTACGACGGGGGGACAAACCGCACCCGGACCAAACAACTCCGGGTTGCGCCTGCGGACAGATTCGGAGACTTTGAGCCCATCGAGAGAGCGGAAAGGGTTCATTTCGCAATACTCGGCCAGAACGCTTGGCCGGACTCATCCATCATCAGCGCCGCCTGGCGCCTCTCCACGCTCGCGGCTCCCTGGCGTTCAGCAACCACCTTGAACCATCCAAACTCGTAATCGTGCTTGCGCATTTGCAGCACCGGCCGGCCCAGGTCGTCCCGCACCAGGCCGCGCTTGTCGATCTTTACGCTGATGTGGTGCAGTTCATGGTCCAGCAACGCCTTTTGCTGCTCCTCGGAGGCCGTGTTCCACCAATCACCGTCCAGGCACACCTCAGCGTCTCCACGGCCAAGAGCCCTATCCTTCAAAGACACCACGCGGGTAACGCCAAGGGCGGGGACGCCATTTTTGGTAATGGCAGGCCCCTGCTTCACCCCGTCCTTGTCCGCCTTGGCGTAGGCGAACACGAGATCAATGCTCAACTTGCAGTCCAGCAGTGGCCGGTGTGTGTCAAACTGACAGAGAACGTCATTGGCTAAATCGCGGACGGACTGACCGCATTTGTGGTAAATAGGCATAGTGATCGAATCTTTGATTTGCCGCCGTTATTCGCCCCACCCCAGGCGGCGGCCGGCTCTGGGTCGGGATTGGGAGTTGACCAGCTACTGAACGAACGGCAGTGCTTTGCAGTTGAACCCGCAAGCGCCTTTGTGACCCCCGCCGCCCCACTTCACCGCCAGCTTGGACAAATCGATATCGGTCCGGTGTGGTGCGTGGTACAGCGACACCGTCCACTGCCTGCCGTTCCAGTAAAACGCCAGCAGCCCGTCGTGTTCTGATTTCACCGCGGCTTGGAAGGTGAGGCTGTTGCACCGCGCTGTGTTGAGGCACAGGAAGCGCAGCCCTTCCCAGTCCAGTTCAAAGGATCGGTGCAAGACCAAACTGGCGTTTTCCTGCGTCGCGTAGCGCTGTGCCGGCTCACCTGCGGATAGGATGGCCCCCACAGCGCGGTCCCCTACAGTGTCAGGGCTCAGCATCGCCCGCCACTCATCCTCACCAAGGTCCGAGCAGCGCAGCCCATATTGCAGCGTGTCAGCGCGCGAGTCTCGCTTGTCCCACACATCGTACTCGCCGGCCAGCCGGACGGCGAGAGGCTCCTGGACGCGCCGTTCCTGGAAGTCGGCCTTGGTGGGAAGCAACTCGGGATTGGCCACGCCAACGTCATGCAGGTCCTTGAAGATCTGCCAGGCTAGCCGGCACGCCCCTACGCCGTCGAGTCTATAGCCTGGGATATGCCTCGGGTGTGAGGCAATCGCGGTCGCGTGGTGGTCTATCCACACGAAGCGACCAGCCTTGACCGCATCGTCGAACGCCACGATCCGATTAGTTGGCGTCTTCTCAGGCCAGATGCACAGCCCGGGAACAACCGGATCAAACTTCGCGCCAAAAGGCGTGTCAATGGGCAGGTCCAGGACATAGATCGTGCCCTCCGGAGGAATCTCCAGTGTCGGGTCCCCGTGATTCCAGCCAATAAACGTGACACCATCTTCCACGAGAAACCGGCGTGCGATCTCGCGGCAGAAAATCCCGTCAAAATCGGCCGAGTGGTGAACGACTGTGGCTGGTTGTTTCATGCTTTGCTCCATTGTGGTTGCCAGTTCAAAGCTGAGCTAAACCGGGTTACTGTCCGGTTCCTGTGGTTGGCTAGCTTGCGCGCCCGGCAGCGGCTCGTTGTGGGGCAGTGCCAGCAGTCCCGGGTGCTCCGCGCGAATTGCATCGAGCCGGGACTGAGCTTGACGGATCTCGCGATCGAGGCCGCGCACTTCCGCCTGGCGGGTGCTCAGTTGGTAGAGCTCTTCGAGACTGGCGAGCAGTTGCCGTTTGTGATCCTCGACGAGGCCCTCGGCCCGCGCCTGGAGCTCCTTGACGGCCTTGGAGGGATCCTCCCCTGGCTCAAGCGTGGCCGTCATGTTGACCCCTGGCCGGAGATTTGAGTAATCCTCATGAGGGTGGTTAAACGTGCGTGCTGCACTGACGGTTATTTGCGTTATTTGCACGTGTGGGTACTTTTGTTTTTTTAGTTACTGCGCTGTTAAATGGTGAACCGCAGAGATCGGATGAAGTCGCACACTTCCGCTTTGAGCTTCTTTCTGGCGGCGTAGGCGTAGGCGTCGGCGTCGGCGGCGGCGTAGGCGGCGGCGGCGGCGTAGGCGGCGTAGGCGTCGGCGTCGGCGTAGGCGGCGGCGTAGGCGGCGTAGGCGGCGGCGTAGGCGTCGGCGTCGGCGGCGGCGTCGGCGTCGGCGTCGGCGGCGGCGTCGGCGGCGGCTCTTCTATTCTCCTCAGACGGCTCGGCGATCCACTTCTTTGCCGCGTCAATAGCTGCGCGCGGCCTCTTGTCATCGGGCTTTCGCGTCTCAAAGATCGGGAGCGCCTTTTCCGCCGCAAAGACCGCAATACGGACGTAGTCAGCCTTTGGCAGGTCGAGCCGGCGCCGCGCGTACCAGATCATCCACGCAGGCTCCTGGCACGCGTTCCAAGCTTCCTGGAGGGTTGCGAATTGCTCAGCGAACGCCTTGCCATCAGAGCAGGCACCCATATCAGTTAGGACGGTATGTTTCATGTGAGAGTTGTGTTTTTTGTGGTGTTGTTGCGGCAACTAAATCGTTGTGGCTGGCGCCGCAAACCAGACTGCTGCGCTCGCGCCCGAGATATTCTTGCGCCTCTTTGTGGAGTGCCAGATCAGCCCCATTCGGTGCAGCTCCGAGAACCTTGGCCGCACAGACAGCACGGACTCGCCAAGCTTCGTTGCTGCCTCATCGGCCGTAAGCTCCTCGCTCTGGAGCAGGGCTAGCACCTGGTCGCGCAACCGCTGCGCGCGCCCCTGCATCGCCTGCGCTGCCTCACGCGAGGTTCCTGGGGCTTTGTAGCCCGGCGTGATTGGGTAGGCTTGGCAGTTGGCGCTCATAGGCGGGGTTCCCTGGTTGCAAGGTGAGTCGCCATCAACGACGCGCGGCGCACGCTCTGAATCTGCGCCTCCGTAAACCCGGCTTTGCGTCCCCAGTCCGGCAGGCACGCCAGGCATAGCCCATGAGAGACGCGCGGCGTCCCTTTCCCCACCCGCCGTCCAAACGGCATGAGGTCCAGCCCAATGCGCCGGACACAGACCATGCACACCGAGACCAGCGCCGGCTGTGAGGAAAGTTTGGAGCGCGGCCCAGCGGCTGTGCGTGTGCCCGCGCGAGTAGGATTAAGGGTTTGCATAGTGTCAGCCTTTGGTTGAGCTTTTGGGGGCAGAAAAGGACGCCTGGACCACCGCCAGCGGCACTCCCGCGTCCGCCGCGAACTTCGCCAGGATGGTGCGGGGGTGAAAGCGCAGCGTCTTGCGGCCAAGTCGAATCGCGGGGATCTTCGGGCGAAGTCCGCGCGCCTTGGCTGCCACGTCTCGCGGCCTGAGCCGCAACCACCGCGCGCACTCGTCCAGCGTTAGAGGCTTGTCCAGGTTCATAGACTTACAGCGCTTGCCGCCGCCCCACACCACAGCGTTGCTCAAGTTCTGGCAGATGCTTTTCGGCGAGTTCAT